GATAGTAATTATAGAGGCGAATGGGATAACACTTATAGATACGAAAAAGATTCTGTAGTAGCATATAATGATGTATTGTACAAAGCTAAAACTAATATTGCGGCAGCCGCAGCTTGGGATACAGCGTTATGGGGAACTTTAACTAGCAATATTGACTATATTGGAATGTTGCCTAACAGAACTGCTAAAACCTTTTACGGAGAAGAAATATTTGATCCAATACAAAATATTCAACAGTTTAGCAAAGATTTTGATTTAAGTGCAGACGGTGATGTTTTAATTACTACAAGTGAACAAATTAAAACAGACAGTTCACGAGATATTGCAATCGTTGTGTATAGAGAAGTAGGTGATAAATTTCAATTTTCACAAATAATTACTGAAGCTAATACACTAAATGGATTTGCTGATAAGATAAGTCTAAATCCGCAAGGCACTAAAATTGCTGTAAGTTCTCCATTACGAGATACTACTCGAATTAATCAAGGTGTTGTTTTTATATATAACCAAGATACAAACGGAATATTTGGAACAGTTACTAATGCACAGTTGGGAATCACAACAGCATCGCAAGTATTGCTTCCGCCACAGGATGAAGAATCTGAAAAGTTTGGATATAATGTAGAATTTGGCACAGGAACATTAGCGGTATCTAGTTTAAATGGCGATCAAAAGATCGACACTAGGTTTGACACTTATGAAAAAACATTAACTGATTCCTATCAGCTAGATGCAACTTCAACAAAGAAAGAAGTTCGTACTACTTTTGATAATAAGTTTACTTCGTTTAAAAACATTAAAATAGATAAAGGCGTAGTTTACCTATACGAAACACTTGGCAACGATGTAACACAATCAGAAGTTATTACATATCCTTTAGTTGAAACTAATTTTGGCGAATACATTTATATAGAAGACAACCATGTGTATATTGGAATGCCACAACAATATAGTGATACTGTTAGAGGAGGATTAGTTGACTTTAGAAAATTACCTTCCTCAACTGCATGGAAACAAATTAGAAGTAGTGTTACTCCAGTTGATGTAGATAAAATAAAAGGTACTTTTTTATATAATAAAAAGTCTAACCAAATTATTACATACGTTGACTTTATTGATCCAGTACAAGGTAAGATTGCAGGAATAGCAGAACAAGAAATTGCGTTTAAAACTAGATATGATCCTGCATTTTATAATACAGGGCAAGTAGTAGATGATAATGTAGATCCTAATAGACACTGGGCTGAAAATTATGTTGGTAAAGTTTGGTGGAATATTGAAGCAGCTAGATTTGCTCATCCATATCAAGGAACAACTAATTTCCAAAAAAATACTTGGAATACACAACTTGAAGGATCAGTTATTAATGTTTATGAATGGGTTGAAAGTAAATTTTTGCCTGATACATGGGACGGGTTTGCTGATACCGATGAAGGATTAGCTCAGGGTATTAGTGGTATTAGTTTACACGGAAATGAAAAATACACAACTAGACTAATTTACGATAATGTAAGTAAATCGTTTAGTTCTTTATATTATTTCTGGGTAGAAAATAAGAAAACTGTACCAGCTATTAGAAACAGAAAGTTAAGCATTAGAAATATTGCAGCACTTATTGCTGACCCACAGAGTCAGCAATATAGATATGTAAGTTTGTTAAGTAAAGATAAATTCCTTTTAACAAACTGTAACGATCTTATTGTTAATGACGATGTTGTTTTAAATATTAAATACACAAATGATAGCATTGATAAACAGCGTCAAAATCAACATAATCAATACCAAATATTAAGTAAAGGATTAGATACAAGTATACCTAACACAGATATACAACGTAAATGGTTTGATAGTTTAGTTGGATTTGATGTAAAATCACGGGCAGTGCCAAATGTTGATCTTCCTGTAAAGAGTCGTTACGGTGTACAAGACAGACCAAGACAAGGAATGTTTGTTAACAGGTTTGAAGCACTTAAACAGTTCATTGAAAGAGTGAATATAGTATGTAACCAAAACTTACTTGCTGATGAATATAATCTTGATGCGTTATCAAAGAAAGAACCGGTACCAACGTTATTAAGTGGAGAATATGATCATAAGATTAGTACATATTCTGAAATAACATTTATTAGCACAAGTAAAGTTACTCCTGCAAAATTAACTCCAGTAGTATTAAATGGAAAAATTACTCGAGTTGATATAGTTGAATCAGGAAGAGGCTACAAAGTTGCTCCTAAAATTAAATTTGTAGGCGTTGGTGTAGATGCAGAAATAAAATTAACTATTGATACATTAGGAAAAATTACTAGTGCTGTAGTAGAAAACCAAGGTACTGGATACAATGAAAGTACTACTATAAGTGTAAGAAGATATAGTGTACTTGTTGAATCTGATAGTACAGTGTTTAATAAATGGTCATTGTATTCTTGGAATGAAACAGATGGTAAATGGTTTAGAAGAAGCATACAAGATTACGATGTAACACAATTTTGGGATACAGTTGATTGGTATGCAACAGGATACAATCAGTTTACAGAAGTTGACAGCATTATTGCAGGCTCATACTTATTAACAAGTCTTGAGAATTCAATAGGCAATGTTGTTAAGATTAGCTCAGTAGGCGTAGGCGGTTGGCTACTATTAGAAAAAGTAGCAGATGAAGACACAGAAGATTATACTGTTAATTACAAAACAATTGGTAGACAAAATGGCACAGTACAATTTAATGATAAGTTATATGACTATGGTAAAAATACTGTAGGATTTGATAATAGAAGTTTTGATAGTTTCTTTTATGATAATACTCCATCTAAAGAATTAAGAATTATTTTAGAAGCTATTAGAGATAATATTTTTGTTGGAACATTAGCTGTAGAGTATAACGAATTATTTTTTGCATCATTACGTTATGTGCTTGCAGAACAAATCGGTGCAGACTGGTTATTTAAAACTAGCTTTGTTAAAGCTAAACACAATTTAGGTCCGTTATATCAAGATGTAACGTTTAATAACAATAATCTAGCAAACTATGAAGCATACATAAATGAAGTTAAGCCTTATAGTACAAACATAAGAGAATTTGTTAGTAACTATGCAAATACAGAACCAACAAATAGTTCTGTAAGTGATTTTGATTTGCCACCAGAGTATAACAAAGCAAATAAAGCTATTGAACCAAGTGGCGCCCAAGTTATTAATGGTGTTATTGTAAGTGCTCCTAATAGTTCACAAATTTATCCAAGAAAACATTGGGCAGATAATAACGCTTATCAGATTAAAGAAGTTAAAATTTCTAATCCAGGATCAGGATATACATATGCTCCTACTGTAAAAATAGTTAGCAGTGAAGGAACTGGTGCTACTGCTAGAGCGTATTTAGGTTATGGAAAAATTACTAAAATTGAAGTACTAACACCTGGTACAGGATACATTCAAAGTCCAGTAGTTACAATCGAAGGCCCGCAGTTAGAAGGAAGTATCAATGCCGCTGCTAGTGCTATATTAGGAAATGGAGTAGTTAGAAGTCCAAAGATTGTATCTAAGTTTGATAGAGTTTCTGGAAAAGTTTATTACTCATCATTAGAGCAAGTAGTAACACTTGAAGGCACAGGAACACAAATAGTATATAACTTAGAATGGCCAATGGATCTTTCAAATTCAAAAGTTCAAGTTTGGATTGGTAAAGATAACACTACGTTAGTTGAGAAACTACGTAGTGAATATACATATAAAAATGTTGAAAATACTACAGCAGGTTATACTAGAGAGCAAGGTCGAATTACGTTTACTACACCACCGACGAATACATACAAAATTAAAATAAAATACTTTAGACCAATTAGTTTATTAAATGCTGAAGATAGAATTAATTTTGCATACAGTCCTGGCGCTAACATGTATGGCAAAGAACTGCAACAATTAATGACAGGCGTAGACTACGGCGGAGTTCAAGTACGTAGTTTTGAATTTGATAAACCATCAGGATGGGATACACAAGGTTGGTATTCCGATAGCTGGGATACGTTTGATAACACATTTGAAGATGAAGTTTTTTACTCGGATGGTTCAACAAATGCAGTACAATTAACTAAACCATTAGCTAATGGTATCATGTATAATTTCTATCTAAACGGAGTACGTATAGATGATCCAAACTATGATGCAAGTACATTAAATGATAACCCTACTGCAATTACAACTTCTATTATTGGCGACGGCGTAACACAAGTACTTGATCTAGAGACAATGGGAATAAGAGTATTACCAAGTGATGTATTAGTTATTAGAAAAACAACTAGTGATGGTAGTGTATTACCAGATGCTGAAAGTTACGATACAGCATTAACTGGAGGCGACTTAGCATATAGTACAGCAACTGGCATAAAGTCAGAAGATATTATTGTTGACGGTGACGGATTTGTAACACCAACTACTAGCGGAGGCCCTGAAGAATTAGTTCCAGGACAAGTTAATGATACATTAGATCTTAAAGTGTTTACTAGAGATAGTGCAGGCCAAGGACTTATACATAGTCAAAGTTATATTATGGGTAATACGCTAACTTATAGTTTAGATGTTATTCCACGTACTTCGGCAGCGGTAATTGTTAAAGTAAATAATATTATTTTAAACCCAACACAATATACAATAAATTGGGCAAGTAATTCTGTAACACTTAATGCAAGTTCTGAAGGTGATGAACTTAACATTATAGCAATGGCGCAAGGAACACAAAAAGTATTAGACTTTGGCCAAGGTGTTTCAGTAGCAGGACAAGCAGATTATTTAACTACTGTTGATTGGCAGAAAGACGTTAGTGTTTTTGTAAGTGTTAACGGTGTAGCTACTGACGTACAAATATTTAACAGTGAAGATAGTGGTGCTCCTATAGCTAAAGTTGGTATTAGATTTACTACACCAAGAGTAAGTAGTGGTGAAGTAATACATTATACGGTATTCAGCGATAAAACAAAAGTCAACTATAGTCAAGTTAGTAAAGATACGTTTACAGCAACTGGATCTTCATCACAGTTTACTTTATCTAGTACTCCATTTTATTCATTGCCCAATGAGCATAATATTATTGTAAAGATTGACAATAAAATTTTAAATCCTGGATATAATATCCAACATGTAATTGATGCAGACGACACTAGGCAATATAAAATTGAAACATTCCAAGAACCAATTGGAGCAAATGCCGCTGGCGACATTAAAGTCTTTGTAGATGGAGTAGAAAAGTTTACTCCAAATGAATGGAGATTTGATATTGCTAATAGTCAAATAGTATTAGGTGATAATGTTGGAGAGCCAGGATCTGTAGTTGAAATATTTGCAATTACAGACGGCGAATATAGAATTAATGGTAAAATTGTTTCAATTGATACTACTCCTACAGCAGGACAAACTGTAGAAGTATTCCAATTTTCAAATCACAATTTACTTGGAATAGAAAGAATTAACTATGATGTAGTCAGTAGGGCTGTATTAATAGCTGAAGATGTACAAACAGTAACATATAACAGGCTAACAGTTGGCGAAATACCGTTAAGGAAAAAAGCAATAGATGCACAGTATGTTTGGGTAAGTGTTAATGGTGAATTATTAACTCCTAGCGTTGATTATTCAATAACTAATGATCAAATGAAAGTACAATTAGTAAGAACTCCGGCAGCTAATGATGTTATTGATATTATACACTTTTCAGAAAAGATAAGTACAGCAAAGTTTGCGTTTAGACAGTTTAAAGATATGTTGAATAGAACACACTTTAAACGTTTAGATAAAGAAGTTACTGCATTACGTGAAAGATTAGACAGTGACGATTTACGTATTGAAGTAGTTGACGGTTCTAGTTTATCAGTTCCTAGTAAGGGACAAAATCTTCCAGGAGTTATTTTTATTGCTGGAGAACGTATTGAGTATTTTGTTAAAGATGGTAATACATTAAAGCAGTTACGCAGAGGAACACTAGGAACAGGAGTAAAGTCTTCTTATCCAGTAGGACAAAATGTGTTTGATCAGAACATAAGTAAAACTGTACCATATAAAGATATGACTCAATCACAAAGTTTTATTGCAACCGGGGATAATAGTACATTTATATTAGGGTTTGATGTTGGAACATACAACGAAATTGAAGTATTTTCCGCAGGTAAGCGTCTTAGAAAGACAACATTACAGTCATTTAATCCAATAATTGCACTGGATAGTCCAGAAGGCGATATAACATTACCAAAAGAGTTTGAATTTAACTCTGGAAACAACAGTATTACATTAAGTGAGACACCGTTACTTAACACTAAAGTAACAGTTATTAAAAAAACAGGCCAAACATGGACAAGTACGGGAGAAATGTTAGGAGATGCTGAAAATTCAATTGCTCGATTCTTAAGAGCAGGCACTTCGGCGCTACCAGAATAAATACAGTATAGGAATTAACATGAACGATAATATGCAAGATAAAAATGGAGTACTAGTTCAAGGACATATAAAAATCTTTGATCCTAAGTCAAAAGAAGTATACGTTGAAAAACGTAACGCAATTCATTATGAGAATATGAGTATTGCATTAGCAGAAAGTTTAAGCAATGCAGGTGCTGGATTTATATATGAAATGAGTTTCGGCAACGGCGGCACATCAGTTGATCCAACTGGTATTATTACATATCTTACACCTAATAGTACAGGAACCAACGCTAGTTTGTATAACCAAACATATACTAAAGTAGTTGATGAAAGAAGTGTTAACAATACAGATGCTGCTAGAAATAAAACAGAAACACGCCATGTAAGTGGAACAAACTATACTGATATACTAGTTTCATGTTTATTAGATTACGGTGAACCAAGCGGGCAAGAAGCATTTGATAATGCAACTGATCCTGATAATTCTTATGTTTTCGATGAACTAGGATTAAGAAGTTATAGTGCGAGTGGCACAGGGCGCCTTATTACACACGTAATTTTTCATCCTGTACAAAAATCATTGAACAGATTAATACAAATTGATTATACTGTTCGTGTACAGAGTTTAGCGGGTTAAGGGGATAATACATGGCATATGCAATTAGTTATACAGACTCTGTAAACAAAGGTAATATTACCGTTGAAGATAATACTATTAACACAGAGACTACACTAAGTCTACCTGGTAGATTTACAACGGCGTATGGCCAAGCAATTAGTGAAAATTTCTTACACTTATTAGAAAATTTTGCTAATAGTACTGAACCTTTACGCCCAGTTGAAGGGCAATTATGGTACGATACAACAACAGGTGTTGATCAACTTAAAATTTATGATGGAACATTTTGGCAAGCTGCAGCAGGACTTAAAAAAGCAACGTCTGAGCCAGCAGTTGCAAATAGTAGCGCCGGAGATTTATGGGTAAACACAGGTAGTCAGCAGTTATATTTGTTTACAGGTTCTACATGGGTATTAGTTGGTCCAGAGTTTACTGATGGATTACTTACAGGTACAAAATCAGATGCATTGGTTGGTACAGACAACTTAACATATAAAGTACTTTCGATCAAAGTACAAGATAAAACGGCATTTATTATTAGTGACCGGGCATTTATACCTAAGACTGCTATCACAGGATTTACAACTGGTATCAAAGCAGGAATGAATGTTAGTTCAACTGCACTTTTTGGTACTGAATTACTAAAATATTACGGAACAGCAGAAAAAGCAGATGCACTAGTTGTTGGAACAACTACAGTTCCTGCAGCAAACTTTGTTAGAACTGACCAAACATCAACATCAAACTTTGATTTAAAAATTAAAAATAATGGTGGTGTTGTTATTGGTACAGGCGGACAATTAAGTATAGGAGTTGATGGAGAGCAAGGTGTTATACAACATAATACTAGTGGTTCTAACATTGATTTTAGGCTTAGAAGCGGAACATCAACTCCTACAGTAATGCGTATTGATGCAAGTGGCAAAGTAGGAATTAATAATAGTGCTCCAGAACAAGATCTTGATGTAGCTGGCAATGTAAAAGTTACACCTAAATCAGGTGTTGCAGGATCAGGGTATTTACAAGTTACTAGCACAACTAATTCTACAAGCATTAGCACAGGAGCAATTATTACATCAGGCGGCGTAGGTGTTGCACTAAATGCATATATTGGTGGTAATGTTGATATTGGTGGTATATTACAAACAGGTAATATTTCTCCAGATGTAGGATCATCAAGAAATATTGGTACGCTAATTAACAAATATGATAACATTTATGCTAATACATTCTTTGGAAATATGCAAGGCAATGTTAGTGGTACAGTAAGTGGAAGAGCTGGGTCAGCAGATAAATTAGCAAGTGCTACAACGTTTGCAGTAGGTGGTGATGTTGAAGCAGCAAGCTTTGAATTTGATGGGCAAACCGGCGGCAGTACAAAGACATTTAATATGTCTATTGCAAACACATTTATTTCTAGTAAGACGGTTACATATGATGCTGCAAACTCCGATGAATTAATTATAAACAGACCTACAGGGACAACTGGTGTTTTTAGAATTACAAAAGCTAATTTTATAAAATCTATACCGTTAAACCCAATTGGAGCAATGATGGCTTATGGTGGTACAACTTCCCCATTAGGATGGGTATTTTGTGATGGATCAGAAGTTAGAAAATCAGACTATAATGATTTATGGTTAACAATTGGATTTAACTTTAAAGATGCTTCACTAATTAGTGACTCTGGAGTTAACTTTTTTGCATTGCCAGACATGCGTGGTAGATTTCCATTAGGATTGGATAACATCGGCGGAGCAAATGCAAATAGAGTATCTGATAATACAGCAAAAACAATTGGTGGAGCATCAGGCTCCGAAACAACAGCAATTGCTGTTGCTAACTTACCAGAACACGAACATGATATGGAAGGCGATAGCGGAACACAGTATTATGCAACAAGAGTTGGTACTGGTACACCGACTGATAGTGGTGCAATTCAATTATCAATTACTTCAGGTACACAAGGTACACAAGGTTTAGCTTCTAGTGGTGGCATTAAAACAGCGGCAACATTAGGAACATCATTGAATACTATTGATCCTTACTTAGCTCTTAACTATATTATCTATACTGGAGTCACAACATGAGCTATCAATTAAATAAAACAGACGGCACACTACTTACATCATTAATTGACGGGCAAATTGATATAGCCAGTACTAACCTTACGTTAGTAGGTAAAAATTATACCGGGTACGGCGAAGCATTTAATGAAAACTTTATTAAATTATTAGAAAATTTTAGTAATACAGCTGCACCTAGTACTCCATTAACAGGACAACTATGGTGGGACACTACTAACGCTAGATTAAAAGTATATGACGGAACAATATGGAAAGCCAGCGGTGGTCCATTTGTACAAAATACACAACCTACAATGGTTGCAGGTGATTTATGGATTGATAATTTAAACAATCAGCTGTATGCATTTGATGGATCTGACACAGTCTTAGTTGGCCCGCAATATACATCTACACAAAAGAAAAGTGGCTTTGAAATTAGCCAAATATTAGATAATCAAAGTAGATCAAGAACAGTAGCTTACCTTTATATAGGCGGTACACTATCAGCAGTATTAAGTTCGCTACAATTTACGCCTACTTATGCTCAAAGAATAATAGGACTAGTTACAGCTACTAACACAGATGGTATTATATACGAAGGCATTAATATTATTAATGCTGCAACATTTAAATGGCACGGTGTTGCAAATAGTGCATTAGGACTTACAGACGCTGCTGGACTTACTAAAACAGCTGATCAGTTTTTAGCGTCAAACGCTAATGATGTTACTACAGGTGCATTAACTATTCAAAACTCCGGTGGATTAACAATTGGACTTTCGCAAAATAATGTACAAAAAGTTATTGGTGAAAGATTTTATGTTGAAAATCAGTTACTGGATCACGATTTAAGTTTAAGAGTACGTTCAAATAAGTTTAACTCACTTATTGTTGATGCTGTATATGTAGATGCAAGTACAGCAAAAGTTGGTATATTTACAACTAATAGATTACCAATATATACACTAGATGTTGAAGGCGATATTAGAGCTACAGGTAATTTAATTGTAGAAGGTACATCAACTACAATTGATACAGTTACATTAAGAGTTGAAGATAAAAATATTGAACTAGGATACCAGTCAGATAGTACCGGCGGCGATGATGCAGGTGCAGAAGGCGGCGGAGTCACACTACTATCAACTGATTCAGATAAAACAATGAAATGGGTAGGTAGTACAGATGCCTGGACGTTTAATAAAAATATTGATATATCTGATGCAACAAAGACAATTAAAATTGGCGGACAAACTAAATTAACAAATACTAGCTTATCAAATATTTTATATGCTGATGAGCTAACTAGACTAGGAACACTTACAGCATTACAAGTAGATTCAATTAATATTAACGGTAATACTATAAGCAACAGTGCTTCTGTAATTAATATTACAGCAACAGGTGGAATAAATCTTACACCAGGTGGTACTGTAGCGTTTACTGGAGCACCTCGAATATCTGGTGTTGGAAATCCTACAGATATACAAGACGTTTCAACAAAATCTTATACAGATACAGAAATTGCAAATGAAACTATTGTAATGGGATTTGACGTTACTGGATTAGGCACAGGATCGACATTACAAGCAGCAGTAGCAGGGTACTTAAATGATTTATATCCTGCTGCAACTATTAATACTAATAAACAAGCAAAATTACATTGCACTTCGTATGCTAATGCAACAGCTAGTGGTATTGATGTAAACTCGGCAAAAACAATTAGTTACATAGCTGTAGATTCAAACGGAACACAAAACGAATCAGTAGTACAAGACATTGTATTTGCTGGTGCAAGTGGTAACGTTTCATTATCTGCAACACGTAGTTTGATGAGATATCAGTCAAACGGAACAGCATGGGAGTGGCAGGCAACAACTGCTTATTAATCAAATGATTAAAACGATAAATAACATAAGTACAGTACTATTAGGGGTTACATAGATGGCATATCAAATTGATAGATATAATAATACGCTTTTAACTAACGTTGAAGACGGAACTGTTGATCAAACTACTGATTTAAAATTCATTGGTAAAAATTACGCAGGCTACGGTGAAATACAAAATGAAAACTTTTTGTTTTTACTGGAAAACTTTAGTGGAGCAACTGCACCAGCTAGGCCATTAAGTGGACAGCTTTGGTACGACACGTCAGTTTCAAAATTAAAATTTTACGATGGAACAAAGTGGAGAACAAACGGTGGATCTGAAGCAGCAGCAACAGAGCCAACAGGATTATCAGTAGGTGACTTTTGGTGGGATACTACTAATAATCAGCTATACGTTTATAACGGAACTATTTTTATATTAATTGGTCCACAGAATGCAGGCGATGGCGTAACCCAAATGCAAAGCTTGTCATTACTTGATACTAATGGTACTACTAGAAATGTTATAGCAGGTACACTGAACAGTGAAACTGTAATGATGATTAGTGCAGTTGAATTTGATATTGCTACAAGTAATGCAGTTACAGGATTTGATAGGCTCAAAAAGGGCATTACACTTATTAATACTAAGTTGGCTACTAACGGCGTAACTACTCCGTCAGGACATTACTTTTGGGGAACAGCGTCAGATAGTGCTAGATTAGGTGGACAATTAGCTTCAAACTTTATTCAAGCATCAGCAGGTGGAGCAAATACTGTATTTGCAAATATTGTTGAATTTCCAGATGGTGGAATACAAATTGGTGACTCACAAGATTTACAACTATTAATAGAAAACGGCTCCGAAGGAGTTATACAAAATGTTACTGGTAACAATAGCATAATAAAAATTAAAACTTCAAACGGATCAGGAACATCTACACACTCAGTTACATTTAATTCAACTGGATTAATACCAGCAGTAGATAATACATTCGCACTAGGTAGTACAACTTTAAAATATTCAAATGTGCATGCATCAGCATTTACTGGCGAAGCAACAAGAGCAACTGCATTAAGAGTTGGAACAGATTTTAGATCAGCAAGTTCTAGTGCATCAAATAATACTGTAGCAGTAAGAGATGCAACAGGCAACATTGCAGCTAACTTATTCCAAGGTACTGCAACACAAGCACGTTATGCTGACTTAGCAGAAATTTATGCAACAGACCAAGAATATCCAGTAGGTACAGCAATTGCAGTAGGTGGCGAAGCAGAAGCTAGATCCGCAAGCATTGGCGATATTTGTATTGGTGTTATTTCAGATAATCCTGCATATTTAATGAACTCAGAAGCTGACGGACAAGCAGTTGGATTAAAAGGCAGAGTTCCTGTAAGAGTTAGCGGTCCTATATCAAAAGGCCAAGCAGTGTACGCATGGGAACATGGAGTATGTAGCACTATTACAACTAATGCAATGGTCGGAGTAGCACTGGAAACAAATGGTGATGCAGGCGAGAAATTAGTTGAATGTGTGTTAAAAGTTTAAGGATTTTAACTAATGGCAGATATAACCGCAGCGCGATTAAACAACTTACAATCTAGAATCGCACTTATTCTAGGAACAGGAAGCGGCAGTAGTGGATACGGGCAATCTCTTGCATCCTCTCAGGTTGTGGCTGATTCAATAGTTGCATCATCTGATATTAATAATATTTTTACAGATATGGTAAAGGCAAGAATACATCAGGTAGGTATTGCTGAAACTGGCATTAGACAAGTTATTGAAGATCTTAATATTATTGCAGAAGACACTAGTGGAACTATAACTGATGCAGGTGTTGAAGGTTCAGATGTTGAAGGCACTAAAAAAGGGCTAGCTGACTATGAATCATTAATGAATAATATTGAGTCAGACAAACTATTATTACACTCTAGTCAAGCAGCACTAGAACCTAAATTAACAAGTACTAGAACAGCTACATGGAATGGATTAATATATCACGTGTTTACTGCAACGTGGTCCAGTGCTGATGTCCGAAGACACTTTTTTAATGCTGGCGGCGAAATTAGACTTTCTACAAATAATACTAATCCTAGCACATCTAAAGGTCTTGACTGGGCTGCATTATGTAGTGAAGTAGGCATAGTTAGGTTTACTAGAAGTCAAACTTTTGCTGGCAACAGCGGCCAAGGATATTTTATTGGTGATGACTATATGAGCTCATCTTACCAAACAGTTTATGCTAAAGTAGGCGCTGGTACATACAGCGGAGTTTATGCAGGTAACCTATATACTATTAAAGCTAGAGAAACAAGTTCTTCTGTAATTGAATTTAGAATAGAATTTAACGATGTTGTTGTAGACAATAATATAGACAACAATGTAGATGGAGCACTCACTAGTACAATTCAACAGTATAGAGCAGTTGGTCCTAACAGTATAACTTCAGTTAGTCCAACATTCTTTAGTAGCACATCATTATCAGGATTTAATATTCCAGTTGATGTTAGTATACCAACATACATTTTATCGTCAACTTCAAATGCAATCGACGAAGGCGAAAGCTTTACTCTTACATTAACAACAACAAATATTACAAATGGAACAATAGTACCATACACTATTACAGGTGTTAGATCTTCAGATATTGGAAATGCAAGCTTAACAGGCAACTGGGTAGTTAATAATAATACAGCTACACTAACATATGCATCTACAGCTGATTTTACAACTGAAGATACTGAAATAATGACAATGACATTAAACAATGGTAAGACAGCAATAAGTATTACTATTAGTGACACTAGTCGATCACAAATATCATATGTATATACTCCGCAATGGATAAATGAATTTGGTAGTACTTTCTTAAATAATATTCCAACTGCAACAGCATTAACTATTGCTGAAATGATTGCAAGTAATCTTTATAATAATACAGGTGCTTGGACAAATACAAACGCTAGTACAGTATATGCATTGAATAGAAAACCTGACGCATCGGGATTAGCATATTGGACTAGAGAATATTATAATAACTATTTCAATTCTTTTGCATTAGTTATTGCAAATGCAACTGGATTTACTAAAACGTTCTTTGATTATATGGCTAATCAAACTAATCCAATTCCGTTTACAGTAGGCGGCGTTGCACTTACAGGATCAGCTAATTCAGACTCAGCAAGGATATTACTAGCATCTAAGCCATCAATTGTTGGTGACGGATTTGGCGACTTTGGCAACAGAGGTTCAGCAACTGGCATTGCACCATCACCAGAAGCACCAAGTGCAGGATTTGCGTTTACAGTAAGTGGCGGAGCTGTTAACTTTAATGGAAGCGACAATCCAGTAACAACGAGCTTTACAGTAGCATGTAGTGCAGGATCAGGTAGTATTACAGTTGAAGAATTAACTAGACCAAGTCAAATTGCTGTAGCAGTAACAACGTCAGCTCCAGATAAAACTAGTTATAGTATTAACTATCCAAGTGTTATTACTAGTGCTAAAGCATCATTAACAAATAATATAGCAGCTGGACAATCTCGTGTGTACACAACTACTATACATAATACACAAAATGGTACGTGGACAGGTAGCTTTGCATTCAAAGAATCAACAGGCGTAGGACAATTAATTACTAAAGCATGGTCAGGTACGTTTGGCGCATAGAATTATTTGGCCTGGAAATGTTAGACAGTTCCCAAGTATACGTACAGCTGACGAATAACCTTTCTAAAGTAAGTGCTACTATTATTCAACTAAATAGTAATAGAGAGGTTTATTAATTAATGCCAACACGTATATTAGCATCAAGATTCAATAATTTAAAAACAACAGTAGATAGACTGTTGGGACCTTGTCTTGAAACAAGTAAAGTTAGTGGCAACTACACTAAAGGCTACGGTGAAACACCAAGTAGTTATCTTGCACAATCTAATTCTGGCAATGACTTAATTGATGCTGCGGCATACCAAGGATTATATCTTGATATAGCTAAAATTAAAATACATCAAGTAGGTGCAGCAGCATTTACTCCTTTAGCATACCGAGTTGGTGACATTCTAAATAACGCAAATGCTGATAAAGTTGAAGAAGCATTTGTTGCAGGTATAGAGTCATTAGCAACTGATATAACAACCAATAAGTTTGTATGCCATTCTACACAAGCAGACTTACTAGCAGCTGATAGCTCAACTAGTGCTTCTACTTGGAACGGAACACTAAGTCATATAGTTAAAGTAACCTTTGCTTCTGCTCAAGAAAGACGCGAATATTTTAATGCAGGCGGCACAATAAGATTTTCACCATCAATGTCCTATTCAGGAACACAAGCTAAGACACTTGACTGGAAAGAAATGATTAATGAAATAGGTGCAGTAAGTTTTGGTTGTCAAGGTACTACTAGTTCTGGAGGCCACGGACAAGATTATGGCGGCATGGGACATGATTATATGACTGCGTCATACCAGAGAGCGTACTATAATATAGGTGGCGGTGTATATACTCCTAATCAATATACAGTATATGCATTAGAATTAAGTGATACAGTATTACAATTTAAAACTGAAATTACTGATCCTAGTTACGGCACTCCGGACGAAACAGTACTAGCGGCTGTTAATAATGTAGTACAATTCTTTAGACCCAACGGTACAGCTATAATAAACGGCACTTCTCATAATACAGTTATTCGTTCTATTCCTGTTGCTCAAACAATATCTCCTTTTTAACGGTTGACTATCTAGTATAATAATGCTATAATAGTAATTATATTCAGACTTCTGCCTCCACTGTGGGCAAAATGAATATATAATATTATAGGAGAGTCTGTATGGATGAAAGATTAGATAAGGCATTAGAGTTTTCAAACTATATGCTTACGCTTAATAATCAAAAAAGGTTATTGACTGAAAAGTACCAAGAAGAATTATTATATTTTTATGACGGTTGCCAATTTACTGTTACTAAAGAACTAATTAATTTTGTCAAATTGTTACTTGATAATGAGCAAGATGAAAATGCTGTACTAACAGATGACAATGGTATTCCTACTATTGTTGCAGATGTAGATAAATTTTATAATTCAATCATCAATGTATACTTTGTAGCTTCGAATACATATCATTCAGAATATATAAAATTAAAAAATCAAAGAAGCGTGGAAAAACTAGTTGACTATGAAGAAAACTAAAGGTGCGTTCTTAATTGCTCGAAATAACTCTCAGGTTGATTATGTTAAACAAGCAGTTTTTTTAGCAAAGCGTATACGTAAATATTTAGGTATACCAACTACAGTGCTAACTGACTCGGTAGAATATATTAATCATAATTTTGACGCTGGAGTGTTTGATAGAATTATTCCGTGTTCTGCTACGCAACAACAAAATCAAAGACTGTATTTTGATGGCAGTATGCATCAACGTCAAGCAACATTTAATAATAGAACTAGATCACAAGCATATGATCTTAGTCCGTATGACGAAACGTTATTGTTAGATACAGATTATATTATTAGTAATAGTTTATTAAAAAACTGTTTTGACTCGCAAGATGATTTTTTAATTTACAAAGATTCAACTGATGTTGCACAGGTTCGAGACGAACAAGAATTTAAATACATAAGTGATACTAGTGTTCCATTTTACTGGGCAACTTGTGTATTTTTTAGAAAAACTCCAGTTAATAAAATTTATTTTGATTTAGTACAACATATTGAAAAAGAATGGGATCATTATAGAAGAGTTTATCAAATAGCATCTCAGTTGTTTAGAAATGATTTTGCATTTAGTATTGCAATCCATATAATGAACGGATTTCAAGAAGGGTTATTTGCTAAGCCAATGCCAGGTAAAATGATGTATACTACTGATAGAGATATTTTGTGGCAGTTAAATGATGATCAAATGATGTTCTTAGTAGAAAAGAAAGGTTACTTAGGAGAGTATACTGCATTAAAAACAAAAGGTCAAACAATTCATGTTATGAACAAATATAGTTTAGGACGAATGATTGATTTGGAGATGTCTAATGAGTAAAGGTATTGTAGTACTAGCACAAAATCTTAAAGACACAAGTTATGTTAAACAAGCAGAAACTTTAGCAATGAGTTTGAAAGTTACAAATCCTAAAATTAAAATTAGTATTATAACTAATAACAAGGTTGAATTTAAAGATTTATTTGATCAAGTAATTCCTATACCTTTTGGCGATGCAGCAAAAGACTCTACTTGGAAGATTGAAAATAGATGGAAGATATATCATGCTAGTCCGTATAATCAAACGATTGTAATGGATACTGATATGCTAGTATTACAAGATATATCGGCGTGGTGGAAGTTTTTAGAAAATTATAAAATATTTTA